TTGATCCTACGTTTGTTTCGTCAACTCTTTTTGTAGGTTCTACTTTTTCTTCTTTATACTTTTCTTCCAAAGCGTTTTTATGCTTTGGGACCTCGTTCGTTGAGGTCAATAACTGTTCCTTGCTCATTTTTTTGCTCCTTCTTTTCTAGCAGGTTAGAGATTTCCTGAATAATATACTCATAGGCATTTGCCTGTCCTAACATATATTTATACTTTTCCATATTGTCAACCCCACCGCTAATCATTGCATCACCAATGTTCTGATAAAGTTGTCTTATTTGTCTTTGTAACTTAGATATTAATTCTAAATCATGCATTATTCAAAGGCCTCCAATGATTCCATTTTATCTTTTGCATCCGCTATTTTAGCCAATAGTTTATCTATTTCATCTAAATGTTGTGGATGTTCTCCTATTGCCACAGGATTATCTAAATAAATATTTATTGTAGTATCTGCCTCTGCAATATCTGCTTCATATCTAGCTCTAAGTGAAGCCAACATAGCTGTTCTTTTACTCATGTTTTTTTTCCTTTCCTAATTGCTTCTTTACCTTTTTTAAATATGCTAGCCACCTTTGCCTTACCCATAACTTTGGCTCTTTGTTCACCAACCGTAAGGATTTGTATTTTCCTTGCGTATGGCTTACTGATTCTTTTAACTTTCGCCACAGTTTTACGAGCATCTGTAGGGGTTGCAAACTTAATTGATACAGTATCTCTAGGATTCTCATCAGTATAAAGTCTCCTCCCAGAACCTTTTGGTTTTTTACCAGTGCCTACTTTAGGATCTCTTCTTGCCACCTAGAACTCCTTTTAATGTCTTAGCTTGAGCAGCATGTGTTTTTGAGGCCTTTTTCAAACCTTTCATGACTTTTTTAATTGCTCTTTTTTTCTTTAACATTTCCATCTCCTTCTTGCCTGACGGATACGTGAGTTCGGATCGTTTCGTGTTTTAGCTGACGCTCTTTTAAGTTGTCCAAGTGATCTTGCACAATATGACTTTCTACGTTTTGCAGCTTTTGACCCTTTTTTCACTTTACCGGTCACGGCTGTTTTTAATTTAGAACCGGGATTTAGTCTTCTGTAGGCCTTGACACCGGCTCGAGTCATGCCTGCTCCGGCCTTTGTAGGCCTGAAGTTTTTTTTATTTCTAGCAGGCATAGTGCCTTTAGAAAATTGTTCTCTTGTTTGAAAATCGTTTCTCATTAATCTAACATACCTTTGTAATATTTTACATAAGATGGGTTTGATAGATTAACACCACCATACTCACCTTTAATACTTCTACCTATATATTTTTGCATACCACCAGCGGCTGCTTTCTTTCTTGCAAATGTTTTAACATTAGTTGGTTTTCCACCAACACCTTGTGCTTTACTTCTTTTTCTTGCAACGGCACTCCGCTTCTGAGAGTCTGTCATCCTTGCTGCTTTTGCAGCAGGCACGCATTTTGGATACGCCCGTTTTGAACCACGAGCAGATTTTCTTCCACATGGTTTATGACCTCCACCTTTTTTCTTGGAACCAATATCTACCCATTTTTGTTTGAACCATTTATCAAGACCGTTCTTTGCCATTTTATTTTCTAAGGATTTTTTTATTCATCCCTTTTTTGCAAATTCCACCACCTCTAAGACCTTGTCTTCTTAGTCTATCAGTAGCTTCTCTTAAACCACCACCAGCTAATTTAATTCTTCCACCCATTGCAGAAGGTTTTCTACCTTTAAAATCTTTTCTTTTTGTGCCAGATGGGTCTTTAATTTTACCTGCACAGATTTTAGAAGCGTAGGCATTAGCATATGCGCTTGGGTATACATCGAATTTTGCTTTCGCTGCTGCTTTACCTCTTGGACATAGTTTTGTCATTAAGACCTCGCTGTTTGTTTTGCTCTTTTAAAGTCAGATGCTTTTGGTGCACCCTTTGCACCTTTCTTTCGCATCTTCTTACCGCTTTTTCTTTTTGCGTGTATGTTTGCGTATAAACCTGGTCTAGCCATTAGCCAATTACCTTTTTCTTGTTTTTCATTTTTTTAACAACTTTTTTCTTTTTGCCAGGTTTCTTGATTACACCTCTTGCAATAAGAATATCTTTTTTAGTGATTTTACCATCACCAGACATGTCAGGGAAACTACCTTTTTTGTACATTCCTCTTTTCATCATGCCACCACCCATAGCTCCACGTCTATTTGTAGTTTGTGTATTATATCTTGGATTTGCCATTATTTTTTTCCTCCGTTCCTAAATATCTGTGTTCCCTTTATACCAAAAATACTCGCCACGACAAGGATCCACAGGTTTGTAAACCATGACGGTAATGTAGAGAAGTAATCAAAAAACAATTTGACCTTCTCCATTGCAGCCGGATCGTCACTTAGGACTGCCCAGGCCAATACTATAATCGGAGCTGACAAAATTATCAATACGAATTCGTCTTTCCAGTCCGATTGTCTCGCTTCAAGAAGTTTACCTTGGTAAGCTTCCTCTCCTCGGGCCATCTTTTCTGCATGCATTAATTGTGCATCAGACATAGCCATCTTAGTTTTCTGGCGATTAGAATAGATCTTAGCGCCAGCTTGCATTGCAATCTTTGCTAAACTAAACCACGCCATATTAGTACCACTTAGCTTTTCTTTTTTTCTCTGCTAAGATATTTCCTTGACCTTGAACCTCTGCTTCTTGCATTTCAGATGGATCAGTAGTTTCAATCTCTTTTCCACCTTCAACATAACCATCTTTGTTCGTAAACATTTCGTGGTTTAGGCCTTTTTTATTTTCTTCTGCCATATTAGCTCCTTTTTTTCTTAATTCCAGCTTCAGAAAGTGCAATCGCAATAGCTTGTTTACGACTTTTCACTTTTTTATTACTGCCGCCAATGTTGAGTTTACCTTTTTTAAACTCCTTCATGACTTTTTTAACCTTTTTTTGCTTTTTTGTCGACATTTTTAGTCCTCTTTCTTAATTATTACACTGCCAGAGCCCATGTCCTTAGCACTTGGTAATGTTTTTGATAAAATTGTCTTTTCAATCGAAGTATTTGCTCTTAATTTTGCTAATTCTTCGTTTTGTTCTAGTTTTTCGTCTTGATTTTCTTGATTCATCATCGCTCTCATCTTATCAAGGTTAATTCTTTCCTCTCCCTCTTCACGTTTTCTCTGATTTTCTTGTGCTTGAAGGTCTAACTCTCTAGATCTTAGTTTTGCAATAGGATCGTTATCAAATTGGGAAGTAATTTTCTTTTCTTCCTTCATAAATTCTTCCATCATGTCAGCAATTAATTGTGCTTTTCTTGCTTCTATTTTTTCTGCCATCATTTTTGCTTGCATTTGCATTTGTGGATTCATAGCAGCTTGTGGGTTTTGCCTCATCGCCATAAGTTGTTGCATTTCATTTCTAAATTCTACTTCAACCTGTTCAGTTGCCATCAATGAAATATGTTCAAAACAATTTTTTTCTAACAAGGCCATAACCATCGGAGCATTTCTAGCCATGTTAGTTGCCATGAAATTTAAATGCGAAGTTATGTGTGCTCTGTGGTCTTGACCAGGGAAAGCTTGGAACGGTTTCCCAGCGAGAGCATCAATATGTTCTAGCGCTGGGTCCTTTGGTGCGGGAATCGGTGGACGTTTTAAAATTTTGTCAATATCTTTTACACCCAGAGCTTCATACATATTTCTGTATGCTTGGTATAAATTATGTATTTGTGGATTAGATGTTGCCAGTTGCAGTTCTGACTGTGCGAGGGAAATACGCTGAGTCTGAGAAAATATGTTTGGATCTGCAACCGGCAATATATCTACTCTGTCGTCAAAGTCAGATTGTTTAATCATTCTTTGACCACCAACAACATCGTAGGGATATTCCTGTGGTAGATATAACTTGAAAACTCGTGCTAGTAATTTAAATTCTTGTTTCAATGCTGCATAAATTCTTTTGTGAATTGCAGACATTGTTCTGCTTCCCCTTTCTAGCAATGCTACGGTCGTACCCACAGCTGCCTGTTGATTACCCTCACCTACTTGCAAGTCTGCTATTGAAGCGAATCTTTGACCTGCAGATACTACGACGCCCATAAGTTGTAATAACGTTTGTGATGGTTCCTTAAATGGAAGCATCATAAAAGAGTCTCTGATGTTACCACCTGGTGCATCTACATCTCTAAATTCACCTGGTTGTATTGATTGTGCATCATCTCTTATTCTGATTCCTCTTTGCTTAAATCCTGCGGGTAGGTTTGATAATGTTCCTGCATCTAATAATTGTCTTAGTGCAGAAGTTGCTGTTCTTGATAGTCCACCAATCATATGTATTAAACCAAAACCATAAAAACCTAGTCCTGGTAAAAATTTAAAATGTACGAAATAATCTATTTTGTTTCTCATAGCATCTCCTACTTCGTAATTTCTTTTAATTGATAATACTTCTCTAGAATTTTCTTCGATAGTTACAACATATGGAAGTTTAATTCCTGTTGGTTCACCTTCTTGATCCATGTCTTCAAATCCTTCTAAGTCTAAATTTACATGGCACTCTAATAAATTAAATACATCTTCGTCTCTGCCTTTTGTTTCTCCTTGCAGCTCTCGTTCTTTTTTTTCAATTTCTGTTTCGTTAACAGGACCTGGTTTTAATTCTATGTCTCTGTAGAAACCAGCAACTTGTTGTTTTCTTAATTCGTTTTCAGATATTTGTACGCGATGAATGATAGACTCCGCATCATCTAATGAGGTAGCTGTATACGGAACAATCAAATCATCAGCGGGTACAAATTTAGAGCAAGCCATTGCACTTGCTTCGTCGTAGTAAACTTTTTTAAAAGCAGATCCTGCTAAAGGTAGGTGAAATAACATAGAATCAAAATCAGGTTCATAATCTTTCATTTTATCCATAATCTGATAATTCATAAAATCTTTTACTCTTTGAGATTGTTGTTCTTTCTCTGGAGTGGGCATACCTAAAATTTGTGTTCTGACTGGGCCTTCGGCAGGTAATAATTCTTTATAAGCTAAAGATTGAAACTGTGTAACTGCCTCTGCTAAAACTGGATGAGTCGCACCTGATGCACCTTGAAATGGTTCAGTTCTATTGTCGTATTTAAATCCTAAAAGATCTAGACCTTCTCTGTAACCTCTTTCCCAATCTTTTCTAGAATTTTTATAATCTTGATAGTTTTGGAAAAGCATTGAACCTAATCTACCTAAAATATCATCGGGTAAATGCTCTGCTAAATTATCATAATGATTTACTTCACCTTCAACAGAAGCTATTGATGGATCATAATTCACATCTACAGAACCGTCGTCGTTTTCTGTGATTTCTACGGGTTCACCTTTTTCATTAATTTGCTGTTGCTTTTCTTCTTCAGCAATTTGAATTTCTTCAGGTGATGGTACTTTTATCTCTTGCTCTACGTTTGGAAGAGACTTGTCTATGTCTGCCATTTATTTTCTCCAATTTTACAGGTTTAACAGTATTATAATTAATAAGCAACCCCTCAGACTGAGGGCCTGATTTAGGGGGTATTGTTTTAGTCAATTTCGTCATAATATTCTGCTGCTTCTTCTGCTGCTTGCTCAAATCTTGCTTCGGCTGCGCCGACGTTATATTCACCTCGTTTCATACCTGAATCACCTGTAAAATCTTTTACTGTTTTTGTAACTTTACCGGTTGCATATTCTTCCATAAGTCTTGTGTCAGGCCCTAATATTTGATCTAAATCGTCAAGAACTTCCACATCAAAACTAGCGTTACCATCAGGATCTACGCTAACAGGCACTTCTTCTTGAGCAATAAATTCACCTTTTTTCTTAACTGCTTTACCTGTTGTTTCATCTATAAGTTCATAACCTGGGGGCTCGTATTCAATTTCATAATTTTTTCCGTACTCGTTTTTACCTACTATAGAAACTTTACCATCATCTTGTCTGTAAATTTTTATGTTCGGTAGTTCATTTGTTTCATATAATGTTATGTCTGCGTCTATTTTTTTACCTTTGCCACTAAACATAACCTTGTTTATTAGACTAGGAAACCAGTCTGGCATTTCAGTAGAACTACCTGCAACTTTAACTATGGGTTTAACAACGTCTGACTTGCCTATGAATTTACCAAGAATAGGTAAAGACGCAATACCACCCATTAGTTTTAAGAATAATCTTCTCTTTGGATCCATAGGTCCTTCAGCAAATCCTATTCGTCCACCCTCTGCTGCTCCTGTAATACCACCCATCTCATATATTTCATCTAATTCCTCTGGTGAAAGTTCTGGTGTAGGTAAAGATTTATATAAATCCTGATAACGATCGGTTGCGTCTGGTAGACCTATAAGTGCGTTATAAATTTGATCTGTTTTTTTGTCAACAAAATCTGGATCTTTGGCTGGACGATCCCCAAAAAAGAATCCTTGAAAACCACTCTCTAAATTTTCTTTTCTTTGCATAGCTGTTTTTCTTGCAAGTTCCTTAGCTACTTCCCTAGTTTTTTTATTATAAACTTCAGGTGCTCTTTCTGTAAGATTCATAAATGTTTTAGTGAGTCTAGCTTCCAGATCAACCATATCACTAGCATTAAGGCCTAGTTCTTCTAATTCAACTTGATTAAGTCGCTCATAACCTTTAAAAGCTTTATATTCTTTTAGGAATTGGTCATACTCATTTTGATAGTCTAATAAACCTTGTAAGACATTTCTTTGCTCATCTGTCTCTGCAAATTTTAAAACATCCGTGCCTAAATTTCCAAAATCAACACCAGGTATAGCGTCGACTGCAGATCCTATAAATGTATCTCTAGCTGTTTGGCCAAAAGTTTTTCCCTCCGACATTCCAGTAATAATTGGATCAGCTTCTAATAAGGCACCTATTCCAAGACCCACTGCTCCTTTACCGGCGGAAATAGCAAAATCAGCTGCAGTGCCTGCACCTCTTAAAAATTTTCCTCCAGTTTTTAGTGCAGGATCTAAAAACTCTTCTTTGCCAGCTCTTAGAGCAAGCACTGGATCAATTCCAACATTTTGTGTTTGCATCATTTTTTGTAGAGCAGTTAATTTTTTCTTTCCTAGTTCTTCAATAGGTATTACATCCTTCGTGCCTACTGTTTCTTTAACTCCGCCTGCTTCTATAAATTCACTAAATTCTTCTACATCTTTTACTGGAATTTTAGCTGCCTTATAAAAAGAGTTAAGATTATCGCTGTATTGATTATAAATATTTTGTTTAAAGATTTGTTTTTCATCAAATGATAAATCTTTAAAAAGTTTAGCATTAGGATTTATTTCTTGAATTTTACCGTACCTATACTCTGGATCAACTGTAGACATATCTGCAAATAAATCAGAAGATTTAAATTTAGATCCAACTTCAGGGATATTAATAGTAACTTTTGGAATTCTTTTTTGTTGCCCTTTAAAAAATTCATTTTCTTCAGCTAATTTATTTACTGTGTTAACTGCTTTAACATAATGATTATCCATGTCATTTTTAATTTTAATAAGCTCTGTTCGGTTTTTTTCTGTTATAGGTTTATTAAGAAACTTATTTAACTGTTTAAAGTAAGTATTAAATTTTGTATCGTAACCTGTTTTTTTATTTAAAGCTTCCACATTAACCACGGCATCTTGAAAAACTAAGCTGTTCATTTTATTTACGTTTGAATCTTTTAATAGATTCTTAAACTCTGGTTTATTTGTAACTTTTACGGACACTGGGTGTCCTATATGATCACCAGCAGATGCACCTAAGATATTTTTAGGTATATAAACATCTTCCGCCACTGCAGTCTCTCGTACATTTTTTATAACTTCCCTGTTAAAATCTACTAAACCTTTATCTAATTCTTTTAATGCTTTAAATCTTTCTAAATTACGTTCTGCTGATGTTTTTCCTAACATTGTTTTAGGTTTTTCTTTAAAAAAATTTATTACGTTTTTTAATTTATATTGTTTACCTGTTAAAGCCATATTAATCTCCTAATAATATTCGTATCGGGTTGGTTTATATCGATCTTCATCTTCATAGTCAGAGGGTGTAATAATAAATCCACCTTGTCTAAATCGTAGTATAGCTTGTGTCATGCTATCTGCCAAGTCATCATATTCACCATTTGGAAAAGAAGCACATTCTTCTACAACTTCTTCTGCAAAATTTGTATCTGGTCGCCATACCATACCACTTTCAAATACTGGAGCGCAAGCATTCATTCTGGTAAATTTATCAGAACCTCTACTCGGAGTAAAAGGTGTTACAGCAATACCCATACGTCTAAGCTCCTGTGTTAAAGGTGTACCACTGGCTTTTTGCTCTATCAAAATCATGTCAGGATCATACATCTCCTCTAGTTCCTGTGCTTTATTCTTTAGCTCAGGAAAGTCCCATCGACCACGAACAGCATCTAACAATACAATTGCTTCACCCTCACCATCTACAGGTTCAAAAATACCCCATGTGGTAATCGCACTATAGTCAGCTCTAT